GATCTAATAAAAGAATATCAAGGAATAGTCAGTTCAAATTTATTGCAAATACACACAACTACAGAAGCAGTTACAGCCAAAGAAATGGCTGATCTTACTCTGTACAGACGCGCGCTAGATTTCTCTTCTGATCAGACACAAAAGTTTATGGAGAGACAGTTTGCATTAACAGGAGAGGCAAGCAACGAACTATTAAAGCAGACGCTTGCTTACGCAAACGCTATTGAAGCCAAGACAGATATATCAAGCAAAATAATCGCTGAAAACGTAGCGGGAATGATGACAGATATAAGAACATTCGGTAATATGACTGTCGAAGAGATGTCAGAAGCAGCAGCAGCAATTGCTAAAGTTGGACTTCAAGTAGATGATCTTGGCGGGCTTGTCAAAAAGTTTAGTACGTTTGAAGGTGCAGCAGACTCAGTATCGAAATTAACTCAAGTTTTCGGTGTCCAGATGGACACAATGAAATACATGACAGCATCATTCGAAAGCCCACAAGACATGTTGGCAATGATTCAAGAAGACTTTGAAGCTGCAGGCGTAGATATGGCCAACATGGACATGGCTCAAAAACGTCTTCTCGCCGACACAACAGGTATGTCAATATCTGCAGTTGAGAGTCTTCTTGGCGAAGCTGGAAGTACACTGTCTGATTTTACTGTAGATGTATCCGGTGCAACAGCAGGAGTAGGAGAAACAGAAATATCGGGAGCGCTTGCTGCGGCAGGAGATGATATAGCAGTAATAAATCAAATGTACGACTCAGTTGAAACAGCTGCCAGGCGCTCCGGGGAAAGGACGGCAAGAGCAATAAGTGGGGTATTTTCAGAAGAAATGAGAGTAGTCGGCAGAGAGGCAGAAATGATGGTAGGGGATGGCATAAGAGTTGCAAGCTCCGGAGCCCATGCACTCGAAGGTGAAGCAGAAGAAGCAGTCCGAAGATTGATGGACGAGATAAAAAGACTCGGTCGCAGCGCTCGTCGGTCCACTGCCGGTGCCGCTGGTAGAGTAGAAGGTTCAGAAGACATCTCAGACTTCTTGAACCAAGTTTTCAGTGGCAACGTCAACGTCGTGAATTCAGAAGAAGGTAGAGCAACAGGTACAACTTCATCTGTAGCGTCACCTGTTATTACGCGAGATGATAGTTCCTTAGTCGAATCAATTGACGCCGCTGCTGTGCCTGGCACATCCCGTGGCGGTGTCGGAACCATCTCCACTGTAGCAGGAGAAGACATGGGAGCACTCAGGGTAAGATTAGAGGCACTTCAGAGAGAAACCGCTGCGGGTGCTTTCACTCCGGAAATGCTGGAGCAAGTACTAACGGCTTGGAAAGAGGAACAAGATAAAACACCAGAGTTACAACCTATTAATCTCACAATAACCGATAGTGGAGAAGCTTGGAATATCCACGCTGAACGAGCTGGCGTCATCTTGCCTACAAGTTTATAATAAGAGTAGATATAAAAATGTCAAGAGAAACATTAAAAGAATTTTTAGCAAATGTAAAAAGATCTTCAGCTGATTCAATTTCATTCGGCAATCTATCTGATGAAAACGCTTCAGGTGACATTGACAGAGGTGATGACCTTGGTATCGATCCAAACACAGGTGAACAGCTAATACAACTATCTAAAGCTGACATAGGGATCCTCGGAGACTACGTAAACTACATTGCAACTCAATATCGAGGCGGGAATACATTTCCAATAGCAGGTGGAAACAAAGCATCTGAAGATATAAACAGAGGAAGCTTCATACAAGACGCTGAGTTAACAAATGATGCAGAGGTCTTTGCAAAACAGTCGTCAACATTAGGACAAACCCTTGGAGATTATTCAACAAGCGGTATCTTTGAAGGAACAGACACGCTAGTAGACAAAACTGCACTAGATAAAGACATCGACGGACACTCGCTTTTAAAGCTCAAAGGTGAAAGAATAGATAAAACTGGTCAAGTCGACGCACAACATAGATCAGTTGGAAACTCTCCACATGAAAAGAATCTTAAAAGCTTGACTTATACGATGCTGCAAAAGAACAACAGATTCGCACCAGGCTCATCAGGAACGCAGTATTCAAAAAGCCAAACAGAATCAAATAATAAAATAGACAAAAAAGAAATTGCAAAATCTCAAAATTCATTCGGCGAGAACAACAATAACGGCGAAAGTTTCATACAGAAAAAATTAAAAAGTATCGGTCCTTCAATGCTATTAAAGGCAGCAGGACTTGATATAGAAACAATGGACCCAGATACGTTCAACGCACGTAATTTGCGTGATAACATACCAATGTCTACAATTTCAAGAGACCTTGAAGCAGGAAATGCATACAACTCTCCAGTCAACAGAGACGAACGAGGAGCATTCGACAATTCTTCTGCACAGTCTGCAACAACTGTTCATACAGTACCAGGTTTTGAGTTCGACGAAGGAAGTGATAAATTAAATATAAAAATTCTAAATTCATTCAATCAACTATTATCAGACACAATAGCAGAAAATGCAGAAAAGCCAAGAGACAATAATTCAGTATATACGACAAACAGCTATTTTGACTCAGTAGAACGATTTCTAGATGCAACAATTAGAAACGATGAGTTGACCAAAAAAGACAAGGCTTATTTTGCATCGATGGCGAGATCAGTCTTAAGAGACTCAGATACTTCAAAACAAGCTGAAAGAATCAGCAAGTTCTTAGATGTATTTGCAGTCCTTGGCGATACAGATCTAGTATTATATAAAGACGTCAAAGGCGAAAAACAGAAAAGAATGTGGGATGTCGATAGTTTAAAAGACGGACCGGCAACAAGAATATCAAAAAGCAGATCAAAAGACGGATTTAGTACAAAATCATTAGCGTGGAGAACAGAATCAATGCCAAGTATGTATCACATGCCAATGAGTATACTTAGGTCTGTTCAAAGAACGGGAAGCGTATCAAAGAAAAATCCAGCAAAAGCCATGCTCGGATCTTCACTAGGTGACAAGACGTACTTAGCACAAAATCTATCAGATCCAATGAAAGCCATCGACGCAGTCGGAAATGCGTGGAATGAAATGACGGGTGGTGAAACTGAAACGCTAGAAGACTCAACTAGGGCAAGAATACCCAAGGCAATGGTCGATATCTACGAAGACAAACTCGACGCCGAATACGTTCCTTTCTATTTTCATGATCTAAGAACAAATGAAGTAGTTGCTTTTCATGCCTTTTTATCATCGCTTAGTGATTCATTTACAGCAAACCATACTTCTTATGAAGGGTATGGCAGAATGGATGATGTTCAAATCTACAAGAGTACAAAGCGAACAATAAGTGGTAAGTTCACACTTGCTGCAACATCAAAAGAAGACTTTGATGAAATGTGGTACAAGGTAAATAAACTAGTAGAGATGCTGTACCCACAATGGTCATCAGGCGATCTGTTGTCACTCAATCAAGGAAAAGGCGAAGCCAATAGTTCTTTTGTAAGACCGTTTTCTCAAGTACCTGCAGTGTCTCCTATGATACGTCTAAGAATAGGTGATGTAATACGTGGAAACTATTCAAGGTTTAATCTAGGTCGACTTTTTGGATCAGGAAATGTAAACACGTACATAAACGCACAATCTGTGACTCCAACGTCATTGGGTTCATTGTTAACTTCGTTGGGAGGAACAGCCGACTATGTAAACAGTGGTGCTAACCTTCTTAATGAAGCAGCATTACAATTATTTATGATTGCTTTTGGTACGCCATTGCAGTTTTTAGATCTGCTGGATCTCGCAGACGGTCACGCCCCTGATGCTCTTCTGGGTGAGGTAAAAAGACTTGCCTTTCAAACACTATCATCTGTTTTAGTCAACGGGTTTGTGAACCCACTGGTATTAGACGGAATAAACAAACTAAAAAACCCAGACGTAGTAGAAAACTTAAGTGAGAACGGTCTTGGAGGAGTATTCAATTCTGAATATGGTCCAAAGGTAGGGAGTGTAGTATTGTTAAAGCCATCGCAGGGAAAATACAGATATATTACAGACGGAAGCCTCGATAATATCGACATCGGAATAAAATCAGCAAGAAAATATAGATACGGTAATAATGGAAATAATAACATAGATGACAATTTTACATCGCTGAATACAAACAGTTCGGTAGAAAAAATATTAATCGATAGACACTTAAAATGCAGAATTATTGGAAAAAAACAAATAGACATTACTCCTGACTCAAAACCAACTATGAGAACATTCTATAATGTAGTTGTAATAGAGCCTACTGCAGATAATGATCTAAAATCAAGTATGCTAACTGTGAGTCATGAAGACATCATAGTAGACCCAGACTGGATATTTGAGAATTATTTTGCTTGGTTTTTAGATCCCGTAAACAACGCATTAGACTTAGCGCAAGATTTACTTAATAATGCTGCTGCAGACGCAGGTCTTATGGGAGAATCACTTGATCTTTTTACAACTACATTTGAAGACTTTATGAGCCCATACAATAATACAATAACAAAATCATTTGAAGAATCAGCTGGCCGCGGGCTCGCTGGGTTTATCGGAAAATTAAGCTATAATCTTATAGACAATAATACAAATTGGGAAATCGAACATGGGTCAAGAGCACCGATGCTACTAGAAATATCGTTCGACTTTAAACCTATTCACGACATCGCCCCTGGGCTCGATTCAGATGGATTCTCAAGAGCCCCTGTGTACAATGTTGGTTCTATTATGAACAATATAGCCGGAGATCAACAAGGCGAAGGTCTTGGGTCGAAAAACAGATACAATAAGGCTGCAAATGATGCAGTTAAAAAGAAAAAATAAGGAGTAATAGATGGCAGGTTCAAGATACGGATTCTCCATGGGAGCATCGCCAGGCAAAGACACAAGCAATATCTATTTTGCAGCCTCTACAGGGGCACTAAAATGCAAAGTTTTTACAATGAACTCCACGCAGAGGCTCGATACATTAGCGGGAGCGTATTATGGAAATTCTCAACTGTGGTGGATAATCGCCGCAGCAAGCGGCATTGGCTGGGGGCTACAGGTACCCGCAGGAACATTAATTAGAGTTCCATTAAACACGTCTGCAGCAAAGAACTTAGTGGTTTAAAATGGATATTCTCGAAGAGCTAGAAATAATACAAAGACTTAGAATGTTCTATGATTCAGATATTTTTAAAGATATGTCGGGCTCAAGCGGGGCAGGTCTAAGCCCAGAAGATAAACAAAAGTATCATTTTGAGAGAATTTTTAATGATAATTCATCTGTGTTCTCTATAGAAAAAATAATCTCTGAGCTAGGAGACATAGAGGAAATAGAAGGGGCAAACACTACAACAAGATTGGTAAAACCAGAAGTTGGAACCACACCGACGAGAGTGACTGACCCGCCGAAACTCCCACAGTTATTTCAATTTGCCGTAAATGGTATAACAACACCCATAAAGTCTAGCGCTTTTGGAAGCGTTAAATTTATCCCGACAGTAGAGTCAGAGGAAGCAACAAACGCAGTAGAAGATCTGCTGATAAGCGGAACACCGGCTGAAGGTAATGTAAGCACGATCGCAAATGGCTCTTTGATGCTTGTAAAAGTAGAGAATAATGAGGTTCATCCAGCATATCATTCTACTGAAGCATCTGAGGTATTTTTAAACTACATACCAACAATAGAAAGATCAAGGTGTACACCTGAGCTTACAGTAAACGTGTTTACAAGAGGCGTGTTCGATGGAATAACAACAACAGCCAGTAGTGCAACTCCCAGCGCTAATGGGGCCTCCGTCTTTAGCACATTCAACCCTCAGGAAAATAAGCAATCAACTCTCACGACGGCGCCAAACCTTATAGCTCTACGTTTTTTAAACGATTATAACACAGTAGGAGCAACTCAGAAAGATTCAGACGAAAATTCACTGCCTTCGATGCCATATAAATCAGCAGACGGGTTAATGACGATGGCGTCAACTACTATGCATGAAAGCACATCAACGCCTCAATTGGACAGCGAAGGTGAACCCGCAAGATATCAACCACCAGAGGGATCAGCTGAAGGAACTGAGGGAGGGCTTAAGGACAATATAGTAAAACCTGGTTATACTATGCAAAAAAATGGTATGGAAATGTTCACAATGCCTCAATCGTTAATTTCTAAGAAAAAAGGAGTGAACATAGATCCATTTAGACCCTTTATGTCAATAAAGAGTGTAACTATAAATACACAATCAGCAGGCCAAGGTCTGATTGCATGGAATACAGCAGAGCTTGTATTAGAAGTATACGATAGACACAGATTAAATGATATAGCCTTTTTACTAGACCCAGGCAAGTATGGGTTTACAAAGTTCGAAATTTCAGCAGGATGGAGACATCAAGATCCGACTTCTCCTTATGGAAAATATTTAAATAGACTCAAGACAAAAGAAGTATATGCCCTAAAATCGAGCTCTTACAGCTTCAACGATGCAGGAGTCGTAACTGTGAACCTCAGCCTTGCAATGTCGGGTCAAAGAGAGATGTCAAACACTTCAATGTTTTCTTCTTCACCAGGTGGTGCCGGAATACGAGAGCTTCATGAATCGTTGATACAAGATTTGCAGACTGTTCGTGCAGGGACAACGGCTATAAACTCACGAAGGACTACGGGTAATCTTTTACCTACAAGTATAGTAACGCAAGCGGACTCAGATAGTGCTATGATTCTTGACAATAATGCACTTCAAAGAGTAAAAAATGCAAGAGGGCAAGGAGGCATGTCAGAAGAAGAGCAAGCGGAGTTCAACACCGCTTTAAGCAGTCTCACTTCTAGCAGATTCACAGAATACTATACAATGCTTGATACATATGTTGGAAATTTTCTAGAGCAGTGTGGATTATCTGGGCAGAAAATAAATCTGGATTTTACAAGAGCAGGAGATGAGTACACGTACAGGTGGACAGTAGACGATACGTGGAAATACAAAGGCCCTGAAAACGATGATTTTGTTCCTATGACAGGAGGAATCGAAGACATCGAAGCTGAATTTAGAAGTCGAATCGACGAGCAAAGATCTACGATCGCATCAGGAAATGATATAACGTTTGACAAGCTTTTTATAAATGCAATAGTAAAAAGATTATTGTTAGGAGATACACCACCTGCTGACGAAATTCATGTGTTCATATACCAGTTTAACAGAAAATGCCCTGGTCTAGCTGACCAATATATTGGCAACTTTCGAATAAACAATAATACTGTGCGTGAAAAATTAAAAAAATCAATAAGAGAGACACAAAATTTAACAGTCGCTACCTTTACTAGTGTTATACGTTCTGAGATGAAAGATAAGTTTAATACACAGTTCAGTATAGTAACTACAACACAATTAACTGAAATAGAAGGTTATAGAACACAAATTGATCAAGAAAGAGACACACTACGACAAAAAACGGCAACTAGAGAAGACAAGACTACAAGACAGTCACAAGCTACAAGTGAAACAACGAGAGCATCACTTCAGACTGAAATCGATGCCCTAGATACCGAGATCGCCGCATTAGAAAGCAAAATTGCAGATCTTCAAGATAAAATTGATGACTTGGTTGAAGCCGGAGAAACGGAACAACAAAGAACATTAAGTACAAGTAAAGTTGAAATGCCAGATTTAAAAATATTGGTACAATCAAAAAGATCTCAAGATGGAAAAAATATTTTGAGAATGCATGTATACGACGGAAAATCAAAACCAAATGAATTACAAACATTTTTGTCAAATCTAAACAATGGATTTTCTATCGATGCTAGAGATTTAAATCTAAGCAGAGGAGACACAGAAGAAGAAGTCATCACCAACAGAGATGCTCGTACTGCGTTAATAGAAAAACTTAAAGCAAAAGGCATTTTAATTAGTCGTGACACTATAGACGAATACGGAGTTCCATCTCAAAAATATGTTGTAAATACACAATCACATAAGCTAAAACATACAATAAAGGATTCGATGCCGTCTATAACTTATGGCTTAGACGGAACGGCTATAAATAAAATATCTATGAATATGCTTTCTGATGACAACATACAGGCTCACTTTTTATTGCAGACACAAAATGAAAACACTCCAAACACTAATAATTCACAAACACCGGGAAGTCAGGAAGATGCACAAAAAATAATGCCAGCTAATCTCTCTATAGACCTAATGGGCTGCCCGTTATTAAGGTATGGACAAGAATATTTTGTTGATTTTGACACAAACACAGACTTAGACAACGTGTACGCAATGACAAAAATAACTCATAAAATATCACCGGGAGTCTTCAAAACAACTGCACAACTAAAGCCAACGTTCAAGGGAAGCGTTTCATTCACAGGGTTAATAAGCGATGTACGTTTTTTAAACAGTCCTACGGGCGAAGAGACACCCGCCGCTACAGCAACAACACCAACAACAGCAGCCGCTGAATAATGAACAATTTAAAACTCTTCGTTATAATAAAACGTGGAATTTGTAATATCAAAAAATATTCTTGGAACCAAAAAAGACTTCATTATACAAGATGATACATTTACTGTAACTTCTGAGTACACTGATGAATGGGCTGTCGACGGCTGCAGTACATTAAAGAGTTTAGATGTGGTTTCCATCATAAACAAACGCAGTGCCCCTGTGATTACAAGCGAGATACACGCAAATGCATACTCCCAATTAGGCGTAAACAAAATCAACTGGGTTCATGCCTTAGGTTTAAATCATTTCAAAAGATTCGTAGATACGGCTCGTGAGTATGCAGAAAAGGAGCAAAGTTTTATAAAAGAAAACAACTACTATTCTGATGAATTCTTAACAGGTCGGTCAGTTCTCTTTGATCTAGAGGATTATTCAATAGACACGCTTGCACTAAGAAATCATATAAAAAACACAGATGTCAGAAATCTAAAACTTCTCAACGAGTTCAGAAGACAAGAAAAAATAAAATATACACAAACTGCAAGTGTAACAGGAAGACTATCTGTAAAATCAGGACCAAACATTCTTCATCTAAAGAGAGAGCACAGAGATATACTTAAATCAAAGCACGGATCAGACGGAGCAATAATACAGCTGGACTTTAAGTCACTAGAACCAAGAATCTTAGCACTCGTAAAACAGGACAATGTACCTGACGATCTTTACACTGATATATCTGATATGTGTAATAACAGCATAGATCGTGAGCTAGCAAAGAAAGCAACTCTTGCAATCATATACGGAATGTCAAGAGGTAACTTAAACAATCTCATCAGGGTGAACAATTCAGACGAGATATTCAACCACATATCAGACTACTTTGGGATCAGAAATCTACATGATGCACTTGTGAACTCTATTGATGACAACGGCGTCATTCAAAATTTATACGGGCGTAACATCTATACGAGTGCCAACAATGATCATCTTTTTGTAAACTACTTCACGCAGTCAACAGGAGTAGATGTCTCACTGTTAGGATTCAGACAAATAATCGACAACATAAAAAAAGAAGAACTAACAATAAGCCCGCTTTTCGTATTACACGATGCACTAATTCTTGATGTACATAAAAATAGTATAAAACAGTTGAAAAATATAACAAAAGATGGTATAATAATACCAGGGTTTAAACAAAACAGATTTCCGCTCGATTTGAGCTTATTTTACAAAAGGACAAAAAATGACACAGCACCTACATGATATCGACACTCTTACAAGCAATTATGCACTCTTTTTAAAGATGTGCTCTAAGTTAGGAGATCGATCTGAATCAGTAACAACAATGGTAGAACATATGGGTGAGAGGCTTCTAATGGCCCCAGCTTCTACGAAATTATCTTTTCATTGTGCACACCCAGGCGGGCTCGTCGAACACTCACTGAATGTTCTGCGCAACTTAAAAAAATTAATACAAGTTTACGATGTAACAGTACCTGCTGAATCGATGATTATATCGGCTCTATTTCATGACTGGGGAAAGGTCGGCGATCTAGAAGAAGCATATTACTTAGAGCAGGACAGCGATTGGCATCGTGAAAAGCTCGGTCAAATGTACAAAGTAAATGAAGACATGCAGTCAATGCCAAACGCCGAACGTGGACTTTGGATGCTCCAACACTTTGGAGTACAGCTAACATTAGACGAGTGGATCGCTATACGCACAAATGACGGCCCTGGAGTAGACGAGAACAAGCCTTATTTCGGAAGAGAGCCAACACTAGCACTTTTATTACAGCACGCTGATCAAATGGCAACAAAACAAGAAAAAGAGCGCTACTCGTAATATTTATATGTATGAAGAAGAAATTAAATGAAAGAGGACTCCCGTCTGTAGGAGGAGTACCTCATACAGACACATCGGGTCAGCTTGGACAAGCACGCAGACCCTGGAGTCTAACAGGCGCCTCGGGCGGACATTCACAATCAGCAGATAGCAATTTTTCATCTAGGCTTAGTCGTGTCAATAAAGGGCGCGATGACGACAAGTATGCATATCGCGATATGTTTCCAGAGAACGAAGAAGAAGAAACAGAAGAAGATACGTATGATAAATCAATACGAGCGAAGATTTCAATTGATCTTAGAGGTAGAAAACCAATGCCAGAAAGAAAACTAACAGATGACATAGACACGTTAATTGAAAACAACGAAGAGTTTCAAGCTATGCTTGAAGATGACCGACGTGGTATGTGGGGAAATGCTTTGAAGTCTTTAAAGACAGGAGCCCTCGCAATAGGAAGAGATTTATTAGTGTCATTTATGGCCGCAATACCAATAGCTGGATTAACAGCTTCAGTTTCAAGTATGGTATTGGCTGTTAGAAATATGTCAAAAAAAGGTGAAGAATCAGTTCATTGGATAACAAGATATAATACAGATAGACTTTCTATAACGGGACCTGAGATAGATGAGATGAACGACGCAGTCGACAACATCGTAAACGAGATAGTTCATTTTACTACTGCGGGAATAACACTTTTACCAGACGGAGAGACGCCTGTAGGAGAAGTAGCAGGATTCTTCGGCTCAGTAGTAAAACGTATACACGGTTTTTCATCTGTTTTTACTAAAGGAAGTTTAGTCGGTAGAGGGATTAGAAGAAAGATATTAATAGAGGCACTAGAGCTTATAGGCGATGATAAGTTTGATACATTTAATTCTGCTCTACCTGACGGAGGAATTAATATTGACAGTGCTGTTACATCAATAAACATTGCGGAATCACTATTAGACATTGTAGAAAATTTTGAAATAGTTTATTCAAGAGCAAATTCAGAGCTTAATCAAGATTATAATATGTTAAGTCGTGAACAAAAAGAGCAATTGTGGATAACACTAGAGTCAGGAGAGGCTGTAAATCAACAATTTGATAGCGAAGTATCTCATGAACAGTCAGACATACCTGTCTCAGAGTCTAAAATACGCGCTTTAGTTGTTCAGATTCTCAACGAAGAATCAAATCCTCATGACTGTGATGAAGACCATCCTGGGAAGACTTGTGCCGAATGGGAAGAAGACAAACCAGATTTTGAAGAACACTCAATAGGTGGTTACACGGGTCCCATGGCTTCTCCAGCTAACCCAAAGAAATTTTATAAAGGAATGCTTGATGCATATCCTGGATCACATTATGTCGACGACATGCCAAAGTCGAAGGCATAAAAATAGTTGAAAAACTATTGAACAACACAAAATATCACGTTATTATAATAAGGTGATTTGGCACAAACTAAACAATTAAACAATTAAAAAATCACATTTTTAAAAACTAAATATTACATAAGGAGTAATAAAAAATGGCTATTGACTTAGACGCTATTAGAGCAAAACTTAATCAACTATCTGGTAAGAACAGACGAAGCAACGTAATGTGGCGCCCAACCGAGGGTGAAACAGCAACAATTAGGCTTCTTTCGTTTCCAGACAACGATGGACAACCGTGGAAGGACATGTACTTCTACTACAACATCGGAAACAACCCAGGACTATTGGCACCATACCAATATGATCAACCTGATCCCGTTCAAGAGCTTATTACTAAGCTACGTGACGACAGCAGCAAGGAGTCTTATGAATTGGCTAAGAAGCTATATCCTAAGATGAGAACATTCGCTCCTGTTGTTGTTCGAGGAGAAGAAGACAAGGGTGTCCGCCTTTGGTCTTTCGGCAAGATGGTATACCAAGATCTTCTCAATCTTATGCTTGATGAAGACTATGGTGACATTACAGACCCAGAAAATGGTCGTGACATCCGTGTTGTTTGCGAAAAGCCACCAGGACGTCAGTTTGCAACAACGTCTGTTACACCGCGCGGTTCAGTAACTGCTCTTACAACAGACACTGACCAGCTTACCAGCTGGACAGAAAACATTCCATCTCCAACTGATCTTTATGAGTTAAAAACTTATGATGCTCTTGAGAAGATAGTAAATGACTGGCTGAATGGTGACGACACTGAGAGCACTGGTACCGAAAGAGGTAGAACTACGACTACAACATCTGATACATCTACTACAGAGACAACTACTGCTGCAACTACAACAACTAAGTCACTAGACGATGCATTCGCGGATCTAGAAGATCTATAGAATCTAGTTGTATATAATCTAATGGACGGTAACTTGAGAATAGTTACCGTCCATTTTAGTATTCTATGAACAAGATCAAAAAATAAGGTAGTATAAAAATACTCATAGAGGAATAATATGGCTAGAAAGAAGAAAGTAAAAGAGACTGAAACCAAAGTAGATTTAGACGATTTCGCAAGTGATCTAATTAAATCATTGAATAAAGAGCAAGGCAGTAGAGTAGCTTATAATTTAAGCGCCGATGACTCACCTACACATGTAAAACGCTGGATTTCAACAGGATCAAGACTTCTTGATTACATTTGTTCTAACAGGCGAAACGGCGGTCTCCCAGAGGGAAGAATAATAGAGATGTTCGGTCCTCCTTCAATTGGTAAAAGTCATATCGCAACTCAGATTGCAGCATCAACTCAAAGAATGGGTGGAATAGTTGTTTATATCGACACAGAGAATGCTACAAGTCCTGAAAACCTTGCCAATCTAGGCGTTGATGTTTCATCAAGATTCGTTTATGTTGACGAACACTGTACAGAAAACGTCTTTGCAATTGCAGAGTCAACTATTCTTAAAGCAAAGGCCATGAATAAAGATGTTCCAATTACTATTATTTGGGACAGTGTAGCTGCTACATCACCAAAAGCAGAGCTTGACGGTGATTATGATCAAAACAGTATTGCCCTAAACGCTAGAACTATCTCAAAAGGCATGCGTAAGATCACAGGAATCATAGGTCAGACAAATACATTGATGGTCTGTCTAAATCAGATCAGGGTAAACGTAGGCGTTATGTACGGAGACAATACAACTACGCCAGGGGGAAAAGCTATACCTTTCCACGCATCAACACGCATTAAGCTCGGAGCCGGACAACAGATAAAGAATGGAGAAGATGTAATTGGTATCAACGTTTCGGCAAAAACAATAAAAAACAAGGTAGCAGCACCTTTCAGAACAGTAAAATTCCAGATTCATTTCGGCAAAGGAATAGTTGAACACGAAGAAATGTTTGACATTCTCAGAAAGCATGGTGAAGAAGTAATAAACGGAAATGTAATCTCACTATCAGGTACTGGAGCTTGGAAAGTATTAAATGTTACAAACGAAAAAACGGGCGAAGTAGTAATTGAAAAGAAATTCTATAAAGCAGATTTTGATAAAATTATAGCAGATCCACAGTATACTGAGTATATTGATGACTTACTAGAAAAGACAATGGTAAAAGTAATGGGAAACTCAGACAATATGGATATAGATGCTGAGTCATACGAGGAGATGAAAGCTGTCGCACTAGAAATAGAAGATACATCTGACGGATATGATGAACTTATATGAAAAAGAAAAATCAGCCAATATTAATAATTGATTTTCTTAATATATTCACACGTCATTTTACGATAAATCCAACCCTTAATAAAGACGGCATTCCTGTCGGCGGAGTTGTTGGGTTTTTAAATAATTTCAAATATATTCTGGAAGAAATTTATCCAAAAAAGGTTGTAATCGTATTCGAATCAGGAGGCTCTCCGAGAAGAAGATCGCTATTCAAAGATTATAAGTCCAATAGAAAGCCAATAAAATTAAATAGAACGTACGATGAGAATGCAACAAGTACCGATGAAGTAGAAAACAGAATGTATCAGATCAATTTATTGATGGAGATGTTAAGAAGACTTCCAGTGACTCAAATGTACGTTAAAGACTGTGAAGCAGATGATGTAATAGGTTATCTAACGAAATATAAGTTCCCGGAAGATGATTGCGTAATACTGTCTTCAGATAAAGACTTTTATCAACTTCTAGATGAAAAGACAACAATTTATTCACCTACTTCAAAAAAGTTTATAAAAAGCGAAGATGTATTTGAAAGATTCGGAATACACCCTATCAACTTCTGTCTAGCTCGAACACTCCAGGGCGACCCTGCAGACAATATTGATGGCGTTAAAGGAGCTGGATTCAAAACAATAGTGAAAAGGTTTCCAAAGTTTTCACATGACAGCGAAATAGATATTGATATGGTCTTAGCAGTTAGCAAACAGCAATCTGAAATAAGCAAACTAAAAATATACAAAGAAATAAACGAAAATCACGTAAAGATTCGTCGTAACTGGAAGCTAATGTATCTTGATACGCAAAATTTATCTGCAGATCAAATTAAAAAAATAAACTATGCTATTGATACATTTGAACCAAAAAAAGATAAAATAGGAATGTTCAGGTTATTAGTCAAACAAGGTCTTAACAGATTCGATATCGAAAGACTTTTCTTTGTTATTGACTTCACACTAAAGAATTAAATTATTCACAATGGAAAAGGAAGATAAATTGTCACAGGCAACAGCTCAAGTATATCAGTTCGACGAGTCCGCAACACAGCACTTCAGACAATACGGAAAATCGTTTCAAGAGAAGATATTTCAGTGTCTTCTTCATGATAATCCTTGGGCATCCCAGATGTCAGAAGTCATGGAGCCTGATTATTTTGAGCTTCGCTATCTAGCGTATTTAACTGACAGATATTTCGCATACTTTCAAAAATACAAGACATGGCCAACATTACAGCTCTTGATAACAATAATCAAAGATGATCTTTCATCTGGAACGGATGTTCTATTACGTGATCAGATTATTGAGTATCTTGTAAGAGTAAAAAGTAACCCTAATGTAGGAGATCTTCAGTTTGTAAAAGACAAGACACTGGATTTCTGCCGTCGACAAGCATTTAAAGAGGCACTAGAAGAGGCAGTGACAATGGTTTCTGACGATAACTTCGATAGTGTTGTAGGACTTATGAAAAATGCAGTATCAGTCGGCATCCCAGTTTCAACTGGTCACGATTTTTTCGAAGATATAGAGGCAAGATTCGTTAAGATAGACAGACAAGTGTGTCCAACAGGTATTAAACAAATAGATGCTAAAGATATTTTAAATGGTGGGTTAGGAAGAGGAGAGCTCGCATGTATTGTTGCAAATACAGGCGTCGGAAAAAGTCACTTTTTAGTCGAGATGGGCGCGGCTGCATTGAAACTAGGAAAAAATGTAATACATTACACGTTTGAACTTACAGAGACCGCTGTTGGTCTGAGATATGATTCTAATTTGTGTGGAATTCCGAGCAATGAAGTACAAGACAACAAAGAAATAGTAATGAAGCGTTATTCAGATAAAGATTTGGGGAGACTAATAATAAAAGAATACCCAACAGGTTCTTGTACGATAAATATGATGAGAAATCATATTGAAAAGCTATCTCTAAAAGACTTCAAACCAAGTTTAATTGTTGTAGATTATGCAGATATTATGAAAAGCTCTAAAGCGTATGACTCGTTGAGGCATGAACTAAAACTAGTCTACGAAGAATTAAGAAACCTTGCTATGGAACTGAATGTTCCAGTTTGGACGGCATCACAAAGCAACAAAGACGGATCAAATTCAAATGTAGTCGGGCTAGAAAATATGGGTGAAGCATATGCAAAAGCACAGATCTGTGACGTCGTTCTTACTATCTCACGCAAACCAGAAGAAAAAGAGAGCGGGCAGGCAAGATTATTTGTTGCCAAAAATAGAGCCGGTAGAGACGGTATGCTATTTCCAATCAATATAGACACAGCTTGTTCAAAATTTAAGGTACTAACTGATACTTCTATGACATTTGACGAAGTCAATAAAAACGACAATCAGAAGATGAAAGACCTTCTTAAACAAAAATGGCACGAAGTTAGCGGAAGCAAACAATAAAATCATTAATCAAATACAAAAAACAAGATAATATAAAATAACACTATACAAAGGTAGCACATGAAAAAAGCCATCACAATAGAAAGTGCAATTGAAAAATCAAAACAATATTTCAAAGGCGACGAATTAGCCGCATCAGTTTTTCCTACAAAATACGCTCTTACAGACAAAGAAGGAAACCTCCACGAGGAAACGCCTGATGATATGCACCGAAGAATGGCTAAGGAATTTGCAAGAATTGAGGCAAATTATAAAAACCCGTTAACAGAAACAGAAATTTATAATCTATTCTCATCATGGGAGGTAGTACCACAAGGCTCACCGATGTCAGGAGTT